GTCTTGTAGCACAAGCATATCCGAAACTTCTTTCTCAGTCTTTCCAGCAAAAGACTCTAGTTCCAAAACCCGTACTGCCTTTCGCAGCAGGAACACCAGAGGCAACACCGAACATAGAAACTCCAATGATTCCAGTTACGGTCGCTCCTCCAGCATGCTCCTCAATGTCCGACTCAACAGTATCTCGTTGCATCGGAGCACCATGAGGAAATGTTGCTGATGCCTGGATGTCAAATTCCTTGACTTCAGGCGAACCAGATGCCCTGCGTGAAGGCTGAAATCTAATCAGCCCCATAATGAAATCTCCTAAAGTTTAATGAGAGGGTAGAGGGGATCTGATTCCGCTTGGTCTATCGGAGCCCCTCCTTTGGGATCATGAGCTTTTCTGCGTTCAGCTAAACGCTCAGCCTTTACTAAGCGATGGGCTATGTGGTTCTCTTCTGGAATAATCATTAGAACTTGATCGCCAAGTTTTACTCTACCATCTGGCGTTCCAGTTGAGCTGGCTAAGTTAGCCTTATCACTGTAAAAGACCTTGAATCCTAGAGCCTCGGCACGAGAAACATCCATATCATTCTCACGCTTGAACTCTCCTATATATCCTTCGGGGACAAAGGTTAGGAGTCGTTCTATTCCATCCAATGCCATCCCTCGGGATAATACCTGAGCCTGCTCTTCTTTGGCTGCGTGGATCTTGGCTATCTTTGTCATTACCTCCTTTGGTGTAAGATGGTCTGTTTTAATTCCGTATCGGTTAAGGAATGTGTGGGCTTGTTCGAGGACTTGAGGGGATACGTAGTCTGGGGATTCATAGTCCGCTGGACCAATTGGAGCTTCGATAGGCTCTTCTTGAGCCTTACTTGCTTCCATAGATCCATCAAGTCGTTGCCTATGGATTTGGGTTGCGACTTCTTCCTCATCCTCTTCCCCACTCTCTGGCTCTGGGAGAGAATCCAGAATCTCCTCCGCTGCCTCTGATCCTTCAACAAGAGTTTCAAGACTCTCCTCTTCTCTTTGTGGCTCGATGGTCATGATACCTTCTCCGGCTCAGGCTTCACTACGTCTGCAATATCTACCTCTTGCAAAGCACGGAATTGCTCGTGAGTCATCTTTCTTTCCCGTGCCATCCTTGCTTCATTCTCATCCAAAGGCTCAAACGTAGCTTTTGTCTCTGCCGCAACCAATGGCTGAGTTGAGACACCATGTTGAGGAATCACTCGTCTGTTCTCCGGTGGAGGATCTTCGGTCTTGGGCTCAGTCTTCATTTCCATTCCTGGGATCGGTGTTCCTTGTCTTGATGCTTCACCAACAAGCATGTCATGGACAGCAATGATTGAGGCTTGATTAGGATTAGAGACACCATTTTGCTTCAGTCTTGCTTCAACCAAAGGACGCGTCTGAGCTAAATTAGGTATGCTTTCTGCTGCATCATCCCAGGCAGTTTTAGCCCTGCCTTTAGCCATATCCAGCCTAAGCTCACCTACTATTTCTCTCATTTCTTTTTGAATAGTCTCACTCACTATCGCTCTTGTAGCTTTTCCAGGATCAGCAAAGAACTCTTCTGAAGTGACCTGAATTGGTTCTGGCTCGGGCTCGACAACAGGAGGAGGTTGATCTCCCACCGCCGCTACTGCCGCGCTTTGCTCCTTAATAGTCATGTCTTGTAGCACAAGCATATCCGAAACTTCTTTCTCAGTCTTTCCAGCAAAAGGTCCATCTGTACTAAATGGAGACTGAACCCCCGTATCCGTTGGGAGCGTTTCTGAGGACAATTCCGTCTTCTTCTTCTCCCCTTCCTCTCCTTCCTTCGTTTCTATCCCTTCCAGCTCTAACGAAGGTTCTTTCTCCTCTTTCTTCTTGAATGGCCAATTCATTTTCCAACTCCTCTCGACTAGAGATTCGGTAAATAATGTCTAGGGCCTGGCGAAAGCCCCCCTCTGTTTTTACTTTCGCAAAAGCTTCGTCAGGAGTTGAAGCTCCAACTGAAAGTAAGCCAACAAGCTTGTCTTCCATTATCTTGATGAAGATATTCCAACCTTTAGCTTGGACCAGCGAGACGATTTCCTGCCGGTCTTGCTCCTGTAGGTGCTGTAGGTATTCCTGGTCCGGCTGGCGTTCCTGGTCCTGTGGACTGAGCATTCTGGTCATCCTCACCTAGAGTAAATCTGTCTGAGTCTGGAACATTGAACGTTTCCAGTAGGCGTTTTAGTGCTTCATCTCCAGCAAAGAGGGCTCTTTGAGCAATTTGGCTAAAGACCTCTGGCCCCATGACTTGAGCGAGAGCGAGAACCCGGTCGAAGTAGTTTGTCACGACTTGGAATAGACTGAGCCATTGCTGTTGTTCTGCCTGTCGGTTGGTGATTGAATCTGTGACGGTTAGGTCGATTACTGCTCCCCTACGGACTAGGACAGAAGGCATCTGGAGAACTTGCTCTACAAAGATTCCATCCTCTGGGCCTAATATCATCCAATGGACGTTTTGATTTCCGAAGAGTTGGTAGTTAGTGACGACATCATAGCCGATTGCAGAGAGCCAACGCTTGACATTTTTGAGTACAAGATCGAATCGCTTATTTCCCTCCGCAAGTCTAGTAAGGTCTGAAGTTGCGGTTCCAGGGGTCCCAGTTTGAGGAATCCCCAGGATAACCTCATTTGCTCCTGTTCTTTTTTCATAGTAGGCTACGACACTCTCTTCATTAATGTAAGCACTTGGAAAGATCTCGCCCAACTTCATTGGTAGAATATCTTTCTGCGGATCGTCTACAAACCACATCTTCCCAGGGAAGATCGGCTCTCCGTTCCCGTATCCCATTCCCTTTCGAAGAACAATTTGGGACATGTTACCGAGAGTTGCATTGTCGAGGCGCTGTCTGTGGATCGTTGTGACTTCTTCTTGGAGTTGCTCAACCTGCTTACAAACCCCGATCCCTGGCCAGATTCCCTCGACATTTAGGTAGTTAACAACCCTATATGGCCTGTGTAGGTCGTCGTACCAATTGTAACGAATGGATAGAAATGTCTGAGATTCGATGTGGTAGTCAACCACGATCTCTTCGTTAATCCCGTCCCCATCGACATCAAACGAGCACCAAAGCTCAAAGACCTCGAATACATCTGTCCACTTGGGTTCAGTTCTGGCTAGCTTGTTTACTTCGTCACTGAGCTTGGTTCCCTCATCGTAGGAAGTAACTTGGCCCTTGATTATTCTATGAGGCTTGACTTTTTCTACGGCCTCCGGCCACATCCTACCATCTTGGGCCATCTGCTTGAGATTGCTCCAAGAGAATTCATGTTTCTCTCCAACCAATGGAGCAGTTTGCTCATCTAGCTCAGCGAACCTCTGAATGTAGTTCCCCAATGGAACCCGCTTAATATTTGGACCATTACGGATAGGAACGAAAAACTCTTGTTCTTCATCTCCTACAAGCCGGAGACTCTTTTTAGTATGTCTCTCATACCCGGACTTCCCGACAGCGGTTCCGAGCTTGACAAGTTCCATACTTGCTTCGTTGCAGAATTCATAAACCTTCAATGTTTCACTGTTTTCCACCTCGGCTTGTAGATAGGATTCAAAGGGCTTTGCTGCTTCGATCCATTCTTTCGACTTTGGACGAATGGACCAGAAAGGTTCGACAGAAAAGAGGGTGTTCATTATCCTTGCTTGAACTGCTTCTACGGCTATTGCGGATAGAGGGACTACTATGTTTGCAGCTCGCTTGAATGGGAAGTTCTTAACCTCAGTAGCCGGCTCTGCCCAGTATTGATTCTGCCAATTTATCCAATCCTTGAGGAGAGGCCCACGTTCTAGGTTGAATGCTTGTATCTCATCTCTGAGCCATAGGGATAGTCTTTTCTCTGTATCCTCAGCTAGCCTAATCATCCTCGGCCAGCGACCAGAAACAGAACTCTCGTCTATTGGGAGATCTTCCACCCCTTGAACAGAAGCTTCCCCAATAAAAGCTAGATCTTTATGCAGACTTTGTCCTGTCATTTTCTATCTTTCCTATCTTCCATAACAGCCTTAATAGCTGAAACCTCACCTACATTCTCTTCTACTTTTCCTTGTAAACTCCTCAACCAGGATCGAATATCTTTATGATCGTCGTCCCACCTTTCTGACATTGAATCGAGTCGTTGGGTCACAGCGTTAATCTTCAACCCTGACCAAATCCCACTCGCTGGGCCAATGATGATTAGGAGTAGACCAATTACTACTGTTATACCATTTAGCTCAATCACATCATCCCCTCCTAATATCCAGTAAGCACCGATCTTTGGTCGAGGATCTCTTCGACTGCTTTCTCTTGTTTCTCAACTTCTTCACTAGAAACAGCTCCGCTCCAAAAATCCGGTCCTTGTGCGAGCGCGTCTAGCAGATGCTCACTTTTTCCCATAGGGAACTGTTCATACTCATCCCGGAAATCATGCATTCCTTCATGGATATAGACTTGTCCAGCAGAGAAGAAATGAGATAAACCACGAATTCTTCCGATCTTACTTCTCTTATTCCCTGGTTTATATGAACGGATTGGAGGGAAGGTTTTAAGCTCCGCAGATTTCTGGTTTATCCAGTATTTATAGATACCAGAGAAATTTACTTCCTCAATAGTTATAACCTCTGGACGGTACTTAAAATTGAGGTCAAAAATCATGTCTACATATGCTGGAGGAAGTAATCTCTTCTTGATTGTCGCCAGAATAAAGATATTAAACTTCTTATCAATCCCAACAACTATTATTCCTGTCTCATCAGCAGTTAAAGTCTCTCCCATTGAGGGATCAGTTAGGATATAAATATTTAACTCATCGAACTTTCGCGTAAAACTTGATTCTCCTTCAAAAACTACAATATCTCGATTAGGTTTAGCATTGTAGAACTTTAGAGGCCAGGGAAATTCATTCAGGCCAGATTCCATAGGATTATTAGCATACTGAGCAGCCCAAACAAGTCTATCCTTTCTTATAACTTCGAGTTTTTTAAGACTAAAGCCTCCATCATTGGCTGGATTATAAGGAAAGACTGGAATCCCATCCTCTATTGCCCCGCGAGCATATACACCAAGAATACCATTCCCATGAGCCTCTATTTCTCTTGGAGAGATACAAGTTGGAATAGAATTCTCTAAGTCAATTCCGTATGTCTCCATTGCATGAGAATAAACATCTGAATATGCCCATCTGGTTCCGATTAAATCCCATCCATCTATCTCGAACTTGGTTAGAAGGGAATTAATATTATTAAACCAAGAAAGAGTGGTTCTCATTACAGTTTCAGAGTCCCGTGCTTTCTCCCCAATCAAGTCATCAAGCTTCAACCAATTGTAGTGTCCTCCCTGAGCAGCTCCGCCTGAACCAATTGTATTAAATGTCGCATCCCTATGGTGTTCGGTTCTAGGAAGCTCAAGCTGCCATTTGTTAATCCGCTCTACATTTTTGGAGGGAATACATTCTGGGAACAAGGCCATGAGGATCGGCTTACGAGTAAATGCTGCCGTGACCTCGAAGAGAAACTCAGCGGCTTTTTCTCGAACTTCATGGGAGATTAATATCTTTACATTTGGGCCTAAATGATATGGATGATCTGTAACTCCACTCACGTTTGGTAAGGCCATTTGAATACCCTCACCAATTGTGCATACTGTTGTTTTAAAATGCCCGCGAGCAAGTAGAATCATACGGTGTTGAAGATGCCTAGTTTTCTGTATCCAACCTGTTAAATCCCTATGAAATTTTTCGTCCAGATCCACATATTCCAACGGACCCCGACAAAGGAAGAATAAATCATTCTTACACTTTCTTCGTAGGTGTTCTATATCAGTTGAACTCCAATTCTCTCCCTTTTTCTCCGCGGCGGCCCGCGCTTTTCTCAAACCTGGGGCATCAAACAAGCTTCCAATCTCGCCAGTGAGATCTTTTTCCTTACTCATCTTCTTCTACAACCTCAAACTGGGCTTCTAGAATAAGTTCATCAGCAGCCTTTGAAGCTTCAAGAGCCTCCACAATTCTCTCTGACAGGGCTTCATTCAATGGTGGGGCTTCCTCCGTTGTATCCTGGTTATTACTGTAAACCATCTTCACAAGATCAAGAGAAAGTCGGTCTTGGTGTTTCTTTTCATCTGTACCAGGAAAGAATTCAAAATTGATCGTCTCCGCAATTCTCTTCATTGCTGTCATCGCCAAAACCGCTAAGCCACCATCCAAATCCTCTGTCATTTGAGAACGAACCAGAAGAATCGCCTCATGTATAGTCCTCAAAGCCTGGGGATCACCAAGGATTTGAGAGACCCTGACTACAGATGGATTCTTTCCCTTTATCTTTATAGCAGCCGCAATCTCTTCATTCGACATCCCTCCAATATGCATGGAAACAATCTGCTCATGCTTAACTGTCCACCGGACAATAGGAGCGAGAGTCGTCTTAGGCATCGTCTGACATAGTTAAGAGTTTTGAGTCTTCCAAAGAAATTAACAAAGAAGGCTCAATGAACAAGTCCTTTGCTCCGACCAAATCGCTTCTCTCCAAAGGAATCATTTTGATTTTAACCTTAGTCTCCGCAAGTTTCTTCAGCTCGCTTAAAGCTTTTGCTTTCCCAGTCTTATTCTTAAACTGAATATCCCCATCCTTTATCTTCCAACTTTCACCATCTCTCAATGCTCCGTTCTCTCCTAGGATCTTATCCTGTACTTCACTATGAACTACTATCTTCGGCTTCAAAGCATAGTGTAAGTCCCTAACCTTCAGCGCGGCCTCGACTGGAAGTTTATTATCTCCCAATGGACGAAGGAGGAGGAAAGCTGAGATTAGTTCTTCATAAGTAAGTTCAACCTCAACTTCCATTCTCTTCTGCTTTCTTAGCCGCTTCGTTGATCTTTTGTGCCATTCTTGCAAGCGCATCAGCTGGGACTTCGATGTCCAACTTCAATTGATTTTCTTTTAGCCTCTTTCTAAGAGCTACATTCTGAACTACAACAAACATGAGTACCAGAAAGATGACTAATCCAGGTAAAACTTCAGTTATGAACCACACGAGCAAACTCTTTCCTGGGGGGAGCCCTTAGT